TTTATATTAGTTTTTTTATAATTATATTTTATTGTATAACAATTATTTGTTCTTCTTTTCCAATGTTCATAACCATTACCGTTAAATTCTCTTTTATCTGATTTTTTAACAATCCATTTATTTGATTTTTGAAATTTTTTTACAAATGGTAAATGTGATGTTTTAATATAAAATGGACAATCAATTTCATTATACATTTCTGCAATTGTTTCAACAAATTTATACCCTATTCCAAACCCTTGGTAATCCGGTAATGTTACAATTCTTGAACATCTCCATGCATTTTTTATATATCCACTTGGTGATGGTATTGTTGCCATAAATGCAACCGGTTTATCATTCCAAATTGCAATAAAACATTTTGATACAACATTTAATTTATCACTTAAATAATGATGATTTTTGAATATTTTCCAAGTTTCATATCTACATCGAAATATTTCCAATTTAATATTTGGCCTTGATTGCCGAAGACATTCGAGTCTTTCGACTCGACCTTTATTTGGATTATAAATCCAATCCGGATTCAACCATTCCATAATATCAAAATGACATGTTGCTAAAATAATTTTCTTTTTTTCATTCCTTATATATTTTTGTAATGAATTACTTATTGCTTTTGCCACATCTCTATCAACAACACTTGTAAATTCATCAACTAAAATAATATTTTCATTTTTTGATTTTGATACATAATATGCTAATATTGCACGGCTTTTTTCGCCATTACTTAAAGTATTAAATGGCCTTAACCAACACGGAACAGATGATAAACCCATTGCACTTAAAATTTCTGTTGTTTCTTTTGGTGTCAACCAATTAAAATTTGATATTAAACTTTTATCATTATCAAAAATTGGTTTTTCAATTTCTCCAAATGTTTTTAATAATGTTGTTTTTCCTGATCCACTTTCTCCATAAATTACACCTATATTCCATTCAAAATTTAATACAATATTATTTTCTATTTCAACACAACTTTCATTTCTATTTTGAATATCAAAATTATCAAATACATAATCTGTGTATATATCTGTTTTTATCTTATGTTTTAAATTAATTTTCATTGTTATAATTTGGATTGTCAATCAATAATTTTATTTTTTCGGATTCGATGTATTCAATTATAATATCATTTGTTTTAAAACCAAATAATACATTATAAGCATCAATAAGGTAATTAGTCATTATCAATTGCAATTTTTACGGCATTCCAATACATATAATAATCAAATAAATCATTTTGATTTACATATTTAAATTGATATTTTAATATATTATCAACCATTGTATGTGTGCATTCTTTTGCTATTTGTGTGCATAATATTTCATTTCCACATTCGGAATCGGATTGCATCAAAATGATTCGAAAATCATCAATTATTGTTTTTGCCATTAGTGTTGGATCAGACATGATTGTTTATTTTTTTAATAGTAACGAAATAACTTTTTTATGTGCATCATCGGCATTATCAAAATATGTATTTGATATTAACGAATCATGTATCATTATTTGATGCCGTTCAATATGATATGACCATCCACGTTTTGGATGATTTACTAACTCGACATAATATTTTTTTCCGGATACAACAATCATGTTGTGATATGCATATTGGTTTTCAATACCGATATGATACAACGCATATTCAACATTGCCACATTTTAATTTTGGCCGATTGCATGTAAAATTTGATGAAAAAATCGACAAGTTTTTGTTTTCATTTTCATCCTGGTTGTTTTTTGATTCCATTAGTTTTTGTAATGCAATATCGTATTCTTTATAAATACCAACATAAAAATATTGATTATCTTTTCGGAATTGCACGATATATTTGTTTAATCTGTTGCTGAATGTAATTCCTTGCAAGTTATTTTCTATTTATAAAGACATTATATGCCCATCGTTTTTTGTATCCACGTTCACGTTCAATTTTTTCTAACACAATCAATGTTCGTGCTTTGCCAATTTCCATTCGTTTTTGTTTTTTTATGATTCCGATTTCGACCAATTCACCATCTGTTTTTTCAATTACACGTTCTTTTTGTTCAACCTCGGTACCACATAATGGACAAATATTTTTATGCTGAAATGTATAAAAACACGATTTACAAGTTTTAATATTTATATTTTTTTCACCGGATTTCCTTTTTGATTTTTTAACGGCATCCAATGACCATTCTCGATCATCACATGGATGTCCATGTTTCAATGTATTACCAACATGATCCAAAACAATTGCAAAATCTTTGCCTTCAAACGGCCTCAATGCACGGCCTATTTGTTGCAAATATAATGATTCAGATATTGTAGGCCTCAACAACATAACACATCCAACGGCCGGAATATCGGTACCCTCGGATATTAAATCACATGATGTGATCACATCAATTTTACCGGTATATAAACCATTTAAAATATTATCAATTTCGCCTTGTTTCATTCCACCATGCACCGGATGTGCAATGATTCCGGAATTACAAAATTCTGATGCAACATGTTCGGCATGTTTAACAGATACACAAAATACTATTCCAGGCAATCCATAACACATCTTTTTATAATGTGATACCACATCACCGGTTATTTTTGGCCGATTCACGGCACTTTCTAATTGATTACGATTATAATCACCACCGGTTATTTTTACCTCGCTTAAATCGATATTTGTCGGTGGAACATATATTCTCGGTGATACCAAATATTTATGATCAATCAAATTATTTATTGATGATCCAATTATCATATCATCAAACATATCAGATAAACCAACACCATCGGTACGGCATGGTGTCGCAGTAACACCCAAAACTTTGGCATCCGGATATGCATTTATAATCTTTTTATATGTTGATGCCGTTGCATGGTGGCATTCATCAATGATGATCAGATTTGGACAAAATTTATCCAATCGATTTACCATTGTTCCGATTTTTGCAATTTGACAATTATACATGTAATTTGCACCATATCCGGCACCAATCAAACCGTGTCGAACACCAAATTGTGTCAACGTTTTTGATGTCTGTTTGAACAATGAATCACGATGCACCAATATCAATACATTATTATTTTTTTGTATTGTGGCATGTGCAATGTAACTGAAAATTATTGTTTTACCACCACCGGTCGGTAATACTAAAATCGGTGATTTATAGCCATTTTTATATGATTTACGTATTTTATCAATGGCATCTTTTTGGTAATCTCTTAAAATTATCATATATTTTTTTGTTGTTATTTGCACAAATATAAAATAATAATTTTATATTTACATCATTATTTAATCAATTTAATTAAAAAAAAATGGAAAAAACACATTGGAGAAAATTAAAAGATACCAATTTTCTCGGATCATGGGACATCGTAAACAATGAATTGATTTTAACAATAAAATCGATTACAACTGAAAACGTTCAATCACCTGATGGTAAAACCGAACAATTGCCGGTAATGCATTTTGTGGAAAATTATAAACCAATGATCCTAAATGCAACCAATTTTAAAAACATTTCAAAGGCTATGAATTCAAATTTTATTGAGGATTGGATCAATAAAAAAATATCAATTTATGTTACACCGGTCAAGGCCTTTGGACAAATTACCGATGCACTACGTATTAAACCGAATGCACCAAAAACTGAAAAACCGGTATTGACAATTGATCATCCAAAATATCCGGATGTTGTGGAAAAAATCAAATCCGGTGAAACAACCATTGAAACGGTCAAACAATATTTTGATTTACATCCGGCCGTTGTTGAAGCAATTAATGTACTAACTAAAAAATCCAAATAATTATGCCAAAAATAGGATGCATTACACCATCACAATTTAAAAAAGTTATGACAACATCACGTGGTGGAACCGGATTCGGCCAAACTGCATTGACATATGCTGATGAAATTGTTTTGGATATTATCGGTGTTGAACGTGATCAAATCATTGCACCGGCTTTAAATCATGGTATCGAAAATGAATCACTTGCCGTTGATCGATATCAGGAAGACACATTGAATACAGTAACAATTGTTGAGGAACCGATTCAACATCCGGATTATGATTTTATTTGTGGAACACCGGATGGTTTGATTGGATCCGATGGTATTGTTGAAATTAAATGTCCATTTAACTCGGTTAATCACCTGGCAAATTTACGTTGGAAAATCAATCCGGATGATACACAAATTTCGGATTATTGGTGGCAAATTCAAGGATATTTATGGATCACCAATCGACAATGGTGTGATTTTGTTTCATATGATCCACGATTTCCATTTGACAAACAAATATCAATTCAACGTGTAAAACGTGATCAATCTGAAATTGACAAATTATCTGAAAGATGTATATTGTTTTGGGACATCGTACAATCTCGATTACCTCAATAAATTTTGTGTTTGTGTTAATTACCGGTGTATGTCATATGATTGCACCGGTTTTTTAATAAAAAAAACCACCGTATAAAATACGATGGTCAACATAAAACACAACAATAAAAAAAAATTATTTATCATCATTTTTATTTTTCATGTTATCTTTTATGTCATTTGCCAATTTCAACATTTCCTTAAAATATTGGATCAGCGTTTTGCCTTTTATTATTTTAAATGTTTCATCAATTGATCTGTATTCAATATAGATTAAAACACATGCCAAAAATTTTGTCATTAAAAAATCAACTTCAATAAACATTTTTGTAAATTCAAATAGTATGAATTTATCCATTAAAAAAAACAAAATTATTATTGATTGATATGATAAAAATTTAGGTACCAAACCAACTCTCAAACGTTTTGATGTCCATGCAACTTTTTTAATTTTGCATCTCCAATATGCCATAACTGTATCAAACATGATAAACAATCCAACACATAATAATACACCATGAATTGGTGATAAAAATGCAACCATTGTTAATAATGCCGATATTATTGCACTCTCAATTTGTTTCATTAGTTAATTTTGATATATCTCGATAAAATTGTTGATGATGCCGATCCAATCAAACAAAACCAAATCGGTAATGGATGCAAAATACAAATTAAAATCCAACAAAACAACCCTATCCACATACCAAAACATATCGGACATGCACCAATCATTGAATATGGATTCGGTTTCATTTTAGATTCAACCTTATTGTATTCAATTTCAACATCTTTTAAAAAATCTTTGTAAATTTTATCTGTTTGATCAAATGATGCATTTTGTAATTTTTCATTTAATTCCTTGTCTTTATTTAACTTCCAATAATCATATATTGCCCATACACGATCATTTTCCTTTTGCTCCCATTCTTTATACTTATTTGAAATAAAACGGCCGTAAAACGAAAATATTCGGCCGGTGTAATATTCACCTTGGATTGGTGATCCAATGCAATAATGCACAAATTTTATAAAAAATGGAATTGTAATAAAATAAATAAATAGCATCATTTGTCTTTTATTTTAATCTAATCTTTTATATATTAATACAGAACCCTTCCACGTTCTTGCCGTTGTGGCACCGGAATTTAATGCAAATTGAAATTTAAAAATTCCATTAGCTGATGCATAAAAACCGAAATCTATTATTGCAGTAACTATTCCGGATACATTTGGAATACTACCGGTATTTTGTCCAATTACAACACTATTTGTTGTTATTGTACTTGCCGCACTAATTACTGTTACGGTTCCGGAATTTGATGCATTTCGACAAACGATATTTCCAACTCCATTTATTGTTCCTGCACTAACTGCAAACGCAAATTTGTAATCATTTAGCGAACTATCAGAACTTGTTGCCAAAACCATTGTTAACATATAATTACCACCGGCAACAACCGGAAATTGAAAATCTATATCATCAGTCAATGTTGTATTATTAACATCCTGATTTGCACTTTTTACAATTATATTAAAACCATCTGATGTTTTATTTTCCCATCTTAAATTGGTTGAATTATATGATAATATATCATTATTTGCCGGTGTTGTTGGATATGCAACATCATGCAATTCATTTAATTCAAAACCATTTGTAATTTTTACAAATATTTTACCATGTATGGCATGTGCATATTCCACAAAACCAACAATTACCAAATGTTGTGGTGCAATTGGTTTTACTTTTGTCAATTGACCAGGTATTGTTGGACTTAAATATAAAACATCACCATCATTCCATGTTTCACCTTGCAATGATCCGGTTGTGTTTATTTCCTTAATTTGACCTAATGTTGTAATAAAACCTTCCTGGTTTTTTAATATTGTTTCGGTAACAACACCAATTGTATCGGTACTATTTAGATCGTTGTTTGCTTGTGCTAATGCAATTGATAAACGTTGTCCGGTGGCACCAACAATTTTAACAACCTGGTAATTTGCCTCTAATAAATCAATCAATGGTGATGTTTTATTAACAACCCTTGCGACTTGTTCTTGACCGATTTGTAATGTTACATTACCACCTTTTAAACCCAAATCCAATGTACCATCTGAATTATTCCAAACCAATTGACCAATACCGGCAACATCGGTTGTCGCTAAATTAAAATCTAATTTATCAACATCCAAAATATCCAAATTACCGGCCGAATTACCAACCGTTAAAACTTGTGTCAAATTTTGTGATCCACCACCACCGGATGTTAATTCAAAAAAAAAATCCGTTGCAAACAACACCGATAAATCTAAACAATCACCAACAAATGGAATTGATGCACCTGGTTGAACTTGTGTTGAAATTACTAATGCCGGATCAAAATATTCAGCTGATCCATTATCCAATGTAATTTTTACTAAATTCAAATCATTGCATTCAATTTTTATGATGTCTTCAGCCAATGATGTTACAAAATCACCGGTTGTATCATTGTATATTAAAACATTACCATTGGTATGTTTTACGATATTTATTGGAAATGGAAATGATGTCATTATATATATAGTTAATTATAAAAAAAATCAATACTTAATGTTTCAGCTAATGCAATACAATCACCAACAAATGATGTTGGCAATGCCGGTTCAATTTGTAATTCAGCAACTAAACTTGGATCAAAATATTCAACGGATCCATTGTCCAAAATTACTTTGACAATATCATTTTCATTGCATTCAATTTTAATAATATCCGGTGATAATGATTTCACAAATTCACCGGCCAAATCATAATTTAATATGAAAATATTGCCATTTGCTTTTTTGACAATTGTAATATTAAAAGGATAACATGTCATAATATTATAAATTTATACCGGTTTTTGATCCGATTTTTGTCATGAATTCAAAACAATCATATGTATTACCAAATGAATCAGTATATGTAAAATGTGATCCATCCGGCAACAATAAATATCCGGAATAGGTAAAATTTTCATTTAAATTGTTTAATTCAAATATTACCGGATCACCATCATTCAATGTTTGCACAAATTTTTGATATTGTCTTCCAAAATCAAAATATAATTCATAATTACCGGCACCACCAATTGGTACATTGTAATTAAAATCAAACACAATTCCACATGGATCAAAACAACCCAAAAATATCGTATTTGTACAACAATTGCAACAATTCATTTTTAGCAAATTTTAAATTTATCACATTTATCATTCCATGTAAAATCATATCTTAATTCGAAATCGGTTGATATAATTTGCATTAAACTGCTTAATGTTTTTGGATCTTTACCGGTTTCGTTTAGATAGTTTTCCCATGGTATTATATTTACTACACCTGGAAATAATCGAACATTCATGATGTCGTAATTCCATTTGATCATTTTGTAATTGATGTTGTATAAATTCGAATTTAAAAAATCCATTAACAACCTTGGATCAGCACATTTGTGTTGCATTACAATTTTCAATGGTACTCTTATTTCGGCTTCCAATCCACATGATCCACGTTTCGTATTACCGGCTTTTCTTGTCTGTGTATATTGACCATTTAAACGAATATAAAAATACGTATTCAATGCATCATTCAATCCACAATATTCACGTTCACCGGATCCATTAACATTTAATGATACAACCTTACCATCAATATCTTTTATGCATAATCCTGCACCATTTACGATTGAT